GGATGTAGCTTGGGATTTTACAGCGTCTCCAGATGCTCCACAAGCAAGTTCTTACCTTAAGCCAAGTGAATTAGTTAATCAAGCTGATACAGCTAAATTCGCAGCTAAGCAATCAGTTGAATTACTAGGAACTGGATCTGGTGGAACAGGACAAGTTGGACCTATCACTAGCATTACATAGTAACAATTTTTTATTAACCAATTAAAACCAAAACCAAATGACGTTTTATTATTCGACTAGAACGTGGAATAGTCAACCACAATTAACCCAAGAAACTATTAACTTATGGAAACATCTTGCAGACAAGAAAAACTGGAGGATAGTTCAACTAGCTAACGGTTTCTACCAAACCGAGTACCAGAGTCCAGAAGACGAAGATACTTGGATCGACGTAACCCGTAGAGAAACTATTGAAGGAGCAGAAACAGCTATTGATGGATCAGTAGAGCATTATGCTAAAAAAGTAGATTTTTTGAAAGGACCTAAAGTCGTGAAAACCTTTAAATAAAATTAAATACAATTAAATTATGTCCGATAAACTTGTGAAACATCTTAACTTCGGTCAAGATGCAAAAGATCAGATATTTAAAGGGATAGAAAAACTCACTAAAGCTGTTAGCTCCACATTAGGAGCTAGCGGCAAGTGTGTTATCCTGGAAGATGATCATGGAAAACCAATTATCACCAAAGATGGTGTAACAGTTGCAAACTCAGTAGTATTATTTGATGCTGTTGAAAACATGGGTGCAACATTATTAAAAGAAGCAGCAAGAAAAACTGTTGAAGAAGCTGGAGATGGCACAACAACAGCTACAGTATTAGCTAACGCTATATTAAGACATGCTGCTGAAGAAGAAAATATTTATATTAATACTAGAGAATTAAAAGAAGGTATTAATTCAGCTGTAAAAAAAGTTGTTAATTATTTAGAAAAAATCAGTATACCTGTTGAAGGCAAAATGATTGATCAAGTTGCTACAATATCTGCTAATAATGATTCAAAATTAGGCGAATTAATTGGTGGAGCATTTAAAGATGTGGGTAAAACCGGTATTGTAATGATGGAAGAATCTAAAGAATTAGAATCATCAGTTAAAATAATTGATGGTATGCAATATGCAAAACCAATTAAAAGTTTACATTTTGTAACTGATCAAGCTAAAGGTACTGCTGAATTAAACAATCCTTTAGTCCTTATAGTAGAATCAAAAATTGAAAACATACGTAAAATACAAGGTGTTTTAGAATATGTTATAAAAAACAACAAACCTTTATTTATTGTTGCAGATGTAGAACCACAAGTTTTAGCAGCATTAGCGATGAATAAAATGAAAGGTAATATTAAGGTTTGTATAGTAGATGCTCCAGTTTATGGATTTACTAAAAAAGAAAAACTTAATGACTTAGCTTTAATGACAGGTGCTACTGTTATAAATGAAGATTTAGGTGATGACATGGATCTAATAAGTATAGATCATTTAGGAAAAGCTAAAAAAGTTATAAGTGGTAAAGATAACACTATAATTCAGGTTGAAGAAACTCCATTTGCTGTACAAGAGCTTATTGAAGATCTTCATCAAAAACAACATAAAGAAAAAGTGCCTGGATTAAAAATGGCATATGAAAAAAGACTAGCGTTATTAGCTGCAAAAGTAGCCGTTGTCAAAGTAGGTGCTAATTCAGAAATAGAATTAAAAGAAAAAAGTGATAGAGTCGAAGACGCTATCTGTGCTACAAGAGCCGCTATAAAAGAAGGGATTGTCCCTGGTGGTGGTATTGCTCTACTAAATGCAGCTTTAAATATAAAAGAAGATAATGCTGGAGAAAAAGTTTTAAGTAAAGCTATATTATCCCCTTTTAAAACAATATTAGACAATGCGGGTTATAAAGAATATAAAATACCTGCAGAAGAAGGTCAAGGTATTGATGTGGTTACAGGAAATATGGTAAATATGATCGATAGTGGAATTATTGATCCATTATTGGTAACAAAAAGTGCGTTAATAAACGCGGCTTCTGTAGCAACAACGATTTTATCAACTGATTGTATAATTAATAATATAAGATTACATGAGGGCGATAGGAAATAACTTAATTATAAAAAAAATAGAAGAACCTAATCAAGAAACAAAAGGAGGTTTGTTGTTAACAGAGAAACAAAGAGAAGATGTTAGATTTCAACAAGCAAAAGTTATTGATGTTGGTGATTCTGTAGTAGCTGTAAAAAAAGATGATATAATTTATTTTGATAAAGCTGCTGCGCATAGAATAGAAATAGAAAAAGAACCATATCATGTCATCAGACAAGAAAATGTGGTCGTTGTTTTATGAAAAAGCTAGAAGCATCAGATTTAAAAAATCTAAATTTGCTGAAACATTACCGTATAATACGAAAATGGGCTTGTAAAAACAACGGCTTAACTGATGCTGAGTTGGAGTTAATAATTTATTTAGACTGTATAGGTTTATTTACTAAAAAAGACTTTGAAGAAGGGGTTTATACTTTTAGTTGGAATAATCGTAGATGGAATAAATTAATTAAAAATGATTGGATTTTAGTGTGGAGACACAGAAATAGAACCACACAAAAATACAACATTTATAAAATATCATTTAAAGGTAAACAATTAATCAGTAGAATATATAGAATAATGCTGGGATTAGATGACATACCTATGAGTGAAAGAAGAAACAAGTTAGTTGCAGGTGAAACATATACTGATAAAGTTATGTATCGTGCAATGTATAATGTAAATAAAGACAAAGAAAGATGAGTAAAAGTCCGATAAAATTTATAGGAGTAGGCGCTGGTGCCGGTTTACAAGCTGCATTAGTTGGATCAAGTGGTACAACTAGTGTAGGAAGTATAGCTAAAGGTATTGATGGGTTTTTTGGTTCTGGAAAAGGCAGAATGAATAAACTAGAAAACCAAATGAAAACAGTTATGCGTGATAGAAATAACAACTATAGAATAGCCGCAGATGATACTCAACCAGCATTTGCTACTGAAGTTCAAGGACCTGTAGCAGAAAATATTATTCAAAATAATCCAACTAATTTTAACCCTAACACTATCAATGCAGCTAGTAGCATGTTTGGTGAAGAAATACCAGGTTCTTTTGATAGAAACATGGGAGAAAATATATTAAACTAATAAATTATGAAAAAATCACCCTTAAACATGGTAGAAGACAAGTCACACACTCATGCTTCTAAAAACAACTCAGTAGGTATAGTTGGGGAATCTCAAATATGGGACGGTCCACTAGATCAACATGGAAGACCTCATGGATTTGGCTCTAGTAGTGGATCTAAAGGTATGGCATTAAAATTAGGAGCAGTTCCTTATGAAGACTGTTCTATTCCAATAACACAACGAGCAAAAAGAGGATAATCATGGCATTTAAACAAAACAACAATCCTTTATCAAGAAAATCTTCACCATTAAATGGAGATTGGATTAAAGGAGCAATAAAAAGACCAGGTGCTTTTAGAAAGAAAGCAGAAGAAGCTGGTATGAGTACTAAAGCATTTGCTGATCAAGTAATCGCAAATAAAGAAGATTATAGCACTAGAACTGGACAACAAGCAGAATTAGCTGAAACGCTAATGGGTATGTCTAGACATGAATCTGGTCATATAAATCCTGAACAAGGTGATTTTGATTATGAAGATCCTAATTACAGAGACACTCCTGAATATAAAAAATTCTTAAGAAAACAAAAAAGACAAGAAAGAAAAAATAAAAGAAAAAACAATAACGAAAGTACCGTAACAGCAATAGATCCAGATCAAGAAATAGCAGAGAGAGATGATGATCTTTCAAGAGAAGCTAATGAAGACATGGGTATGTCTAGAAAAGCATCACCTTTAAATACTGAAATGGGTGGTGAATTAGAAGAAGTGGTTGTAAATGTTGACCGCGATAGATCAAAAAAAGGTATTAAAGAAAGAAAAACAAAAGATAAAGAAGAAGGTGAAAAATCTAAAAGTGAAATAAGATTAGATAAAACTAAAGATAAAGTAGTTGCAGCTAAAAAAGCTACAGTAGAATCTAAAGATATAGAATCTCAAAAAGAAAATAGAGCAAAAGCTAATAGATTAAGAAAAAGACAAATTAGACAAGAAGGTAGAGCTGAAAGAAAAAAAGCTAGAAAATCTAATAAATTTAGAGAAAACAAAAGGCAAGCTATTATAAAGTCTAGAAGAGAACAAAAAGAAAAAATTAGAGACGTAAAATAATAAATCATGATAATAAATGCAAGTTCGTATACTAGCGCAATCCCGGTGGCTCCTAGCAATACAATAAATATTCCGGGACCATCAGCTAAGTTTACTGGTGCAACAACCGCAGTAATAAATACTAGTGGTTACATGAGAGATACAAATGCTAATTTTGTAACTACATATAACGCTAACGGCTCGATCAACAATGAAGGTGTTGCTCCAGGAATGGTTGTATATAACATGTATGCAATGACAAGTTCTAGTATTAACGCTCCAGCTGTTGCAACTGTTGTAGAAATTGTAGATAATAATACGTTATTATTGTCAGCTGATATTTTTCCATTTTCTGGAGGAGTAGCAGTTCAAGATTATAAAATATTTAATTCTAATGAACAAGATTCACCAGGTGCTTGTATATACGTAGGTACAACAGGAAATATCTATGTAGAAACATTACAAGGTGATTTAGTGTTTATAGAATCTGTACCTGCAGGAGATATTATTCCGGTAATGGTACAAAAAGTTTTAGTAGGTGCGGGCGCTACAGGCGGGACGCCAAATACTTTAACTACCGCAGGTGAATTAATAGCATACTTTTAACAAATAAATAAAAATAAAATGGGACATCCAATACATAAACACATGCATACTCACATTACAAAATCAAATGTGGCTGCAGCAATTAAAGACGACAAAGCTCATATGGATTATCTTAAAAGAGATATTAAAGATGATCAAAAGTTTCACGTAGCAGATAAAGACGCGAGACAAACAGCTGATGAACAACATATAACTAACTTAGCTCAAGATGTTAAACATGATGAGAAAAAAGAAGGTTTATCAAGAAAAGGTTCTCCAGCAAGAAACATGAATCACGGTGAGATGAAAGGTAAAGAACTTCATAACCATATGATGGTTCATCATCCAGCTAAACCACCTAAAAAATACGAAGGTAAAGGAAGTAGAGTTGGTATCGGAAGACATGAATCAGATTCACAAGAAATTCACAATCTTGATTACATCAATCCAGTTGTTAAAAGAGGTACAAAAAAGTAAGCAATGCCTTATACGCAAAACTGGGGTATATCCCGAAATGCTTTACAATCTCCATTAAACAATAATGAACAAGTTGGCTATTGGGATAGTGAAAAAAGTAAATGGTTTAGTCCAGGTGATGAAGGTCATGATGGCAGAACACAGGCTGATAGAGATAGAGAAATAGATCAAATAGTTGAGAATGTTAAATCAGGAAAAACTACTGAAAAGCCTAAGACTGAGTACACTAAAGATCCTAAAGATTGGAGTACTTGGCCTGCTTCTGAAAGACCTAGTGGTTGGAGCTTACCTGGTGCTAAAAATCCCGATGGTACTGATTCTGGTAATACTTTTACTGAAGATGAATTAAGTAAAGCAAGCGAAATCTCTGAAAACAAAAAGAGTCAAGCAATGTTAAAAGGTGGTGAAGAGTGGGAAAACTCTGAATACAACACTCAACCTAAAAAAGGATATGATCGTCAAGGCAATGTAATGAAACTTCATGAGGGTGATAAAGTAACTCTTGGTGGTAAAGATGTAACTGAATCTCATAATAGAAAGTTAAGCGGTGAAATGTCAACAGAAGATCAACTTGATAATCTTCAAGGAGCATTAGGAGTTGGAGGTTTTACTCCAGGATATGGCGTATTTGCAGATGGTGCTAATGCTTTAATATCTGGTACAAGAGGTGTTGCTAGTGCGTTTGGAATTGGAGACAAGAGTTGGAAGCATCATATGAAAAAAGGGGTTGCCAGTACTGTTTATGCTTTTCCAGGACTTGGTGATATGGCAGCTTTGGACAAAGTAAATAAATACTCTAAAGCTTTAAATACTTTTACTAGATCTACAGGTACTACATATCAAGCTAGTAAATCAGGTAAATGGGCACAAGAAATGTTTAAACCTCATTCAAAGCTTGTAAATGATCTTAGAGGTTTAACAAGTTGGGCGGTTCAAAAAAATAAAGATACTAAACTTGGAAATAAATTTAAACAATTGTTTGGAAAACAAGTTGGTGGTACTGTAGCAGCGGCTACAAGTTCAAAGGGACTTGTTAAAGGAGAAGAAGCAGCAGATACTTTATCAAACTACGCATCAGCTAGTGCGGAAAATGTTGCGCCATTTACTACACCAGTTATTTCATCAATGATAGGATCTACTGTAGGTCCAATAACAAGTACTGTTGACAAAGCTAAAAGTAATGTTGATGTAGCATCAACTGAACCAAAAGAAGCTACTAATATTATTGAAAAAAACGTTTCTAGTACAACTAACACTTAAACATATGGCGTTTAAAATGAAACCTCCATTTAATATTAACGGATCTCCAGTATATGAAAGAGAACTAGAAGAAGGTTGTTTAGGTAAAGGTAACAAGAATGGTACTATATTAGTAGCTCCTGATCAAACTAAAGAAGCTAAAGAAAGTGTTATAGAGCATGAAGAAGTACATATAGATCAAATAAAAAGAGGTGATCTTGATTATGATGATAAAAATGTTTATTGGAAAGGTAAAACTTATTCTAGATCAAAAATGAACGAAGGTAATCCAAATTTACCTTGGGAAAAAGAAGCTTATAGTAAAACAGATCCCTACGAAGCATTATGAGTAAAAAGAAATTTAAAGATACAACCGTTGGACAATTATTGTTTGGCGCAGCGTCTGTAATAAATCCTACATTAGGAAACGTATTACAAGGTGTAACATCACCAAAAGAAGCAATAGAAGCTATAACAAAAGCTGATGCTCCAACAGAAGATAAAGTAAAATTACAACAAATAATCTACGAACAACAAACAAAAGAGATTGAAGCTATAACATCAAGATGGCAAGCAGACTCTATGTCAGACTCTTGGATGTCTAAAAATGTACGTCCATTAGTCTTAGTGTGGTGTATTGTTGTATTTTCTTTTGCAGGTATACTAGATAGTGTTGAAACTATACCTTTTCATATAAATGAATTGTGGAACGATACTTTCGAGAAGGTCATGATGGCGGTTGTCTTAGCCTATTTCGGCGGACGCACGACAGAAAAGGCGAGTAGTATATTCAAAAAGTAAAAGTATATATTAATAAGTAATAATAATTATAGTAATAACAATTAAAATTAAATCAAATGGCAGAAAAAGTAAACAAAATTGAAGAACAAGAACTAAGTAAGGTTAAAGAACAAACTGGTAAAATACAACAGTGTGTTTTAGATTTAGGTTCATTAGAAGTTAAAAAAGCTGAGATCATGCAAGCTTATTCAGAATTCTTAAAAGAGTTAGATGTAACTAAAAAAGAATTAGAAGAAAAGTATGGTCAAGTTAATATTAACTTATCTGATGGTTCTTACGAAGAAGTAAAAGAAGAAGAGAAGACTGAAGAAAAATAAAAATGGATTCAGTTATAAGAAAAATAAGTATAGGCGCGGACTATAAAAACGAAGCTATGCATTATTCTATAGGTCAATCAGTTTACGGTGGACATGTAATTCATAGCATCGATTTAGATGAAGCAGATAATTCTTATAATATTTATATCAAAAAAGCAGATGAAGTTATGCCGTGGAAAAAGTTTAATTCTAATATGGCTATATCTGTAGAATATGATTTAGAATATTAATGAATAGTATATATGATTTTATTATAACACCTAAAGAAGGTAGATATAATAATAAAATAAATATAAATGGTAAAGAGCTGATTATCAATGCAAGTGTTGAAGACCACAAAAATGTAAGCAGACACGCCATTGTTAAATCAGTACCTTTAGCATATTCTTTTGATATTAATGTTGGTGATGAAATAATAATCCATCATAATATATTTAGAAGGTGGTATGATATAAGAGGTGAACAAAGAAACAGTAGTCAATATTTTAAAGAAGATTTATATTTTTGTAAACCAAATCAAATATATTTATATAAAAAAGAAAATAATTGGCTTCCTTTTATGAATAGATGTTTTGTAATGCCTATAAAAGAAAACAGCTCTCTATTAACTGATATTGAAAAAAAGTGCGTTGGTATACTTAAAATAGGTAATAATGATCTAGAAGCACTTAATATTAACCCAGGAGACCTAATAGGTTATAAACCAGGTCGTGAATGGGAGTTTATCGTAGATGGTAAACGAATTTATTGTATGAAATCAAATGATATTGTTATAAAGTATGACTACAAAGGAAACGAAGAAGAATATAATCCAAGCTGGGCGCGTAGCAGTTAAAGAGTTGATCAAAGTTGCTAAAGAACCTATTATAGATTTTGGACCAGATATTTCCGCGGACAGATTAAAAAACGCAGCTGCTACAAAAAAGTTGGCTATATTTGATGCTTTTGAGATATTAAATAGGATTGAAGAAGAACAAAATATGTTAGAAGACAAGCCTAAAGAAGAAGTTAAAAAAGAAAAAACCTTTAAGGGTTTTGCAGAAGGGAGATCTAAGTAATGTACAAGCAGACTTTATATAAGATTTTAAATGATCATATTAAACCTAAAATTATTAAACGATTAAATCGTTATAGTAAGTGGGAATATGGGTACAATAAAGAACATGATGTAATTGTAGTATCAAAAACAGGTAAAATAGGTGAAATATATGAGATACAAAATCTAAAAATAGCTTTACCTAAAGAAGAAAATGTTCACAAATTTAAAGAAGATAAATGGGTTAAAACTGAATATCCTAAATCTTTAAATAGAATTAAAACTGTTTTTGACTGGAAAGAATATCCAGAAGATTTTAAAGAAAAATGGTTTGAATATATAGATGAAGAATTTAAAAGACGTGAAGAAGGTTTTTGGTTTTATAATAAAGGTAAAGCTACTTATCTTACTGGCACTCATTACATGTACTTGCAGTGGAGTAAGATTGACGTTGGGGCACCAGACTATAGAGAAGCCAATAGATTATTCTTCTTATTCTGGGAAGCTTGCAAAGCAGATACAAGATGCTACGGAATGTGTTACCTCAAAAACCGTCGTTCTGGATTCTCTTTTATGGCATCAGGAGAAGTTGTAAACTTAGCAACAATATCTAGTGATTCACGTTATGGAATATTATCTAAAACTGGACCGGATGCTAAAAAAATGTTTACAGATAAAGTAGTTCCTATATCAGTTAACTATCCTTTCTTTTTTAAACCGATTCAAGATGGTATGGATCGACCTAAAACAGAATTAGCTTATAGAGTTCCAGCATCTAAGTTTACTAGAAGAAGTATAGAAGCAGGAAGCGACGCTATAGACTTACAAGGATTAGATACAACTATTGACTGGAAAAACACAGGGGATAACTCTTATGATGGTGAAAAGCTAAAACTATTAGTTCACGATGAATCTGGTAAATGGGAAAAACCAAATAATATTCTTAACAACTGGCGTGTTACTAAAACTACACTTAGACTAGGTTCTAGAATTATTGGTAAGTGTATGATGGGATCAACATCTAACGCTTTAGATAAAGGAGGTAGAAATTTTAAAAAATTATATGATAGCTCAGATGTTACAAAAAGAAACCGCAATGGACAGACTAGCTCGGGACTATATTCTTTGTTCATACCTATGGAATGGAACTACGAAGGATACATTGATTCTTATGGCTTACCTGTCTTCAATACCCCAACTAACGAAGTTGAAGGACCACAAGGAGAATTTATTGATCTCGGGGTTATCGAATATTGGGAAAACGAAGTTGATGGATTAAAAAATGATCAAGATGCTTTAAACGAATTTTATAGACAATTTCCTAGAACAACTAAACACGCGTTTAGGGACGAGTCTAAATCATCTTTATTTAATCTAACTAAAATATATCAACAAATAGATTTTAATGAAGATTCTAATAATAAATCCGCTGTAACTCAAGGTAATTTTTTATGGCAAAATGGTATAAAAGATACTAGAGTTATATTCGCACCTAGTAATCAAGGTAGATTTTTTGTAACTTGGATACCGGATGCAAATCTACAAAATAGATACATAGAAAAAAATGGAGTTAAATATGCTGGTAATGAACACATGGGAGCTTTTGGTTGCGACCCTTATGATATATCAGGAACAGTAGATAAACGAGGTTCTAATGGATCACTACATGGACTTACTAAATTTAGTATGGAAAATGCACCAGCTGATCATTTCTTTTTAGAATATATAGCTAGACCTCAAACAGCAGAAATATTTTTTGAAGACGTACTAATGGCTTGCATATTTTATGGTATGCCAATATTAGTAGAAAATAATAAACCTAGATTACTCTATCATTTTAAACGTAGAGGTTATAGAGGTTTTTCAATGAACAGACCTGATAAGGTTTGGAATAAATTGTCAGTAACAGAAAAAGAAATAGGTGGTATACCTAATTCAAGTGAAGATATAAAACAAGCTCACGCCGCAGCAATTGAATCTTATATAGAAAATTCTATAGGATTTAACGGGGATAGTTATGGAGATTTATATTTTCAAAGAACATTAGAAGATTGGGCTGCTTTTGACATTAATAATAGAACAAGTCATGATGCTTCTATAAGTTCGGGTCTTGCTATAATGGCTTGTAACAAAAATAGATACGCGCCAGTTAGTAGAAGAAAAAGAAAACCAATTGATTTAGGTATAAAAAAATATGATAATAAAGGAACATTATCAAAAATAATTAAATAAATGAATACATACGCAAATCCAAATAGCGCTTTTCCAAGCCAGACTGTACCAGATGCTGAGAAAGCTTCCATAGACTATGGTAGAAGAGTAGCTCAAGCTATTGAAAGTGAATGGTGGAGACAAGGTGGTAATGGTACTAGATTTGCTACTTCATATAATAGATTTCATACCTTAAGATTATATGCTAGAGGAGAACAACCAGTTCAAAAATATAAAGACGAGTTAGCTATTAATGGTGATATGTCTTATATGAATTTAGATTGGAAACCTGTTCCAGTTATATCTAAATTTGTAGATATAGTGGCTAATGGAATGAATAATAAATCGTATGAAATAAAAGCTTATGCTCAAGATCCTGTATCACTAAAGAAAAGAACAGATTACGCTACTTCTATTTTACAAGACATGGCTGCTAAACCTTATCTACAAAATCTACAACAAGGTTTAGGAGTAAACGAGTTTCAAACAGATCAAGAAAATCTTCCTGAATCACCTGAAGAATTAGATTTACATATGCAACTTTCGTATAAAGAATCTGTTGAAATAGCTGAAGAAGAAGTTATAGAAAATACTTTAGCTAAAAATAGATTTGACAATGTAAAAAAGAGATTTAACTATGATCTTGTTACTTTAGGAATTGGTTGTGCTAAAACTAGTTGGAATCCAGCAAATGGTGTAACAGTAGATTATGTTGATCCAGCTAATTTAATATATTCTTATACAGAAGATCCACATTTTGAAGACATATATTATGTAGGAGAAGTGAAGCCTTTAACTATTCCTGAAATAGCTAAACAGTTTCCTCATTTAACTGAAGATCAGTTAACTAAAATACAACAAACAAAAGCATATACAAGTCAAAATTTATATGGTTGGCAAACTTATGATCAAAATACTGTGCAAGTTTTGTTTTTTGAATATAAAACATATAACACCCAAGTATTTAAGATTAAAGAAAACGATAATGGATTAGAAAAAACAATAGAAAAAACTGATACTTTTAATCCTCCTGCTAATGATAAGTTCAAAAGAATAGAAAGAAAAATAGAAGTATTATATAAAGGTGTAAAAGTAATTGGAAACAATGAATTAATTCAATGGGAATTAGCTAAGAATATGACTCGTCCTATGGCTGATACAACTAGAGTTGAAATGAGTTACACCATTTGTGCTCCTAGATTATACAAAGGACGTATTGATTCTATTGTAAGTAGAATTACTGGTTTTGCTGATATGATACAGCTAACGCATTTAAAACTACAACAAGTTATTTCTCGTACAGTACCTGATGGTGTGTTTTTAGATATGGACGGACTTGCTGAGGTTGATCTTGGTAATGGTACAAATTATAATCCAGCTGAAGCATTGAATATGTATTTCCAAACTGGTTCGATAGTTGGTAGATCATTAACTCAAGAGGGAGACTCC